GAGAGAAAAACAAAAAACCTAAAAACCTAAATTATTGATACCATGAATGCTAAAACCGAAACCAAAACGACAATGTACAAATGGACTGCTTGCAACCCTTACAGCTACCTCAATGGGGTTGTAGAAGCCCGCACTTTGCTTGGAGCTGTCCGGGCGGGGCGCAAGTATGTGGAAGGTGAACTTGGCGGCGAGGGAGAAATCCGCATCTGGGAAAGCATTGACGGAGGCCGCACATGGAAGCTGGTGAGGACGGATGAAAAAGGCATTCTCTCCATGACTGGATGGGCAGTCCGGCACGAGTAATCGTGCCCTTGCCCTCCCCTTTATTTTTAATTGACCGAGCAAAAAGATATACCAAACAAAAAAAACGAAAGAAACTGAAACATGTATAAAATGTGCCGTGATTGCAGTTGGAGAGACCAGGAAGACGGCTGTTGCTGGAATCCGATAAGCCTTCAATACCTTACCGAAGTGGACGAAGATGAGGAAGTCTGCGAAGAATACGAACCGAACGAAGAAACCGAGAACGCGTAATGGTAAGGAAAACTCCTAAATGCTGGATGTGCGGACAAAAGCTGACCGCAACCTGGATGCCCTCCGGGGATTATCGTACCGGGTGTTATCGTGTCGGGTGTAAAGATTGCGGCTGGGCAGCCTACTTTTTATCCGGTTTTCTTTTCCGCAGGCTTATGAGGAGTTTGACAATTGGGAACCAAGAAAAGAGAACGAAAACTAATGAAAAAGACTATTGAACAAACAGCCTTTTATTGGTATGGGTACTATAAAGCCTGCCTGAAATTAAAAATTAAAGAGGCCCGCAATTATGCTGAGTGTGAATACGAGAGACAATACAGTGAGCTGACACCAGCGGGGCGGGAAGAGTGTTTGGTATATGCCGGGGTTAGGTCTTACATCATTCTGACCAGAAGGGCACGCCGCTCATGCCGGTTATTTGGCATACCCAGCGCTGAACGGTCATGCGTTAATTGCGCGTATGTCGATTTATTGCATTACCAGCCGCCATGCAATAATTGTCTTCGTTCCCCGTATGCCGTGCATGGAGAAACGACTGATGACGCCTGGAAGCCGATTGGAAAATGGCAAAACCCATAACAAGCGGGCTTGATTTTTCAGCCTGTAGAATATAAGCTGGGGCCGTTTCCCCCGGCAGAAAAAGGGAAAGGGGAACAGGCGTTCTTTCTTTCCTTTTTTTTCAGGTTTGTAATTTGCGTTGGTATTGCCGCAAGCCGCAAGGGGGAATGGAAAGACAGATACCCCCGCCATGCAGGAAGAAAAGTCCAATATATCCGCCAGACCCGCCCCGCACCGAGCCAGGAAAAGACACAGGCCCATTCCCGTACCGGGTGATTTGCCGGCCCCTCCGTCCAACAGGATTATTGGCCGTATTGTTTCTGACGACAGCGTCCGGCAAAAAGCCCTGGAAGTCCAGCGGGCGGCGCAGGCGCAGAAAAAAAAGGAAGAACAGGAAGCTTTTTTAACTGCTTACAGGGATTCGTTCGCCCTGCCGCACATTGCCGCGAAAAAATGCCGGATTTCCGTTACCAAGCATAACCAGTGGTTCAGCACGGATATGGACTACCGCCGCCGGGCGGAGGAAATCAAGGAATTCTGCGCTGAGCATTTGCAGGCGAAAATGTATAAGAGCGCCCTTGCCGGTGACGGCCAGATGCTCCGGTATCTGGACCAGCGCCGGATTGCCGCTGAGCAGAGCGCGGCATTGAAGATTGCCGTCGAACACTCCGGAACGGTCGGATGTTCATTCACGTCGGAAGAAGACATGAAGGAAAAGACCGGGTTCACTGTGAGCCGCATGGAACATACCCTGAAAATGCTTGCCGACTACGCCCCGGAAGCGCTGCGGCAGATTCTTGTCGCCCCGAACGAAATACCGGACAAGGCCCCGGACCTCAGAAAAATGGGGAGGAAGCCTTCGGAGAGGCGTAAATCCCTGTAATGGCAGGGCGGGCGTAAGAGCCTCTTTTTTCCTGTTTTCCGTTTTTCATTTTTTCCTTTTTCCATGCACCAGGACACCGACGCAGAAAATGCCGCCAGCCAGAGCCGGTTGAACGAAACCGCCATGCTGATTCCCCGGCTGCTGTTAAAAGCCCGTACTGATTTTATTGCATTTTTGCTTGCCATTTCCGACGACGAATCCGGCTACATCCTGTCCCGAATGCACCTGTTTATTGCGGGCAAGCTCAATGATACCGTCACCCGGAAGGACGTGCCGAGGAATTACACCATTTCCGTACCGCCCCAGCACGGGAAGTCCTCCCTGATTGTGCGGTATGTCGCGTGGCTGGTTGGGTCTTATCCCAGATTGTGCGTTGCCCTGACTGGCTTCTCCGCCGAATTGATGGGTCAGATGCTCCGGCAGGTCACATCCATTATGGATTTGCCTGTGTACCAGGTGATTTTTCCCGGTGTGAAAGTGAAGCCGAAGGATGACCGCTGGGACTATAAACGGTTCACCAATGACGCTATTATTTATGCTAAGCCGGCAGGCTCCAAGCTGACCGGGAGGCGGGTGGACATTCTCATTATTGACGACCCTCACGCCGGACGTGCCGAAGCCGAATCCCCCACTATCCGCAACCGTGTTGTACAGTGGGCAGTTGCAGACTGCTTTTCCCGCCTTTCGCCTCATTGGCGGGTGTTTGTCATTGGAACCCGGTGGCATCCGGAAGACCTCATTGGACATCTCACCGGGCGGGAATACAACAAACGCCTTGAAATGCTCGGCAATACCGCCATGAAATTTGAAGTCATCAAGATTCCCGCTATCTGCGAAGACCCGGCTACCGACCCCCTGGGGCGGAAGGCTGGGGAAGTAGCATTCCCGGAAGAGCGTGACTTGGAGTTTTTAACATCCATCCGTGGGGCCATGACCACGACGGAGTGGAAATCCCAGTATCAGCAGGAGCCGGTCACGTCCAAGGGCGGGCAGGTCAACGCGGACGATTTCAACCTCATTTCTCCGGAGGAAGTGCCGTGGAGCGAACTGACGGCCATAGGCTCCGGCTGGGACTTGGCCGCAACCGACAAAACGGCATCCGACTGGACCGTGGGCGCGTGCGGGGCGCGGACAAAGGACGGCCGCCTGTATATTTTTGACCAGTTCCGCAAACAAATGCAGATTCCAAAACTGCTTCCGGCCATTGAAGCCCGCGCCCTGGCGTGGAAAGACATGTACGGGGCCAATCAGCTGGGCGTGGAAGGTGTGGGGGGCATGGTAGGATATTACCAGCAGCTCCGGCAAATGCTCCTGGGAAAAATCAGCGTGCGGCTCAAAAATCCCCCGGTCAAAGGAGGGGGAAAATTGGTGCGGGCGCAAAACTGGCTGGCTCTGGTGGAGGCAAAAAAAGTGTATCTGGTACAGGCCCCCTGGGTGCGGTCGTTTTTGGAAGAGGTGGAAGTATTCCCGGACGGGGACCACGATGACCAGGTGGACAGCGTATCCATTCTTTACGAGCTTCTGTTTCTCTCCGCCCGCATTCTGGTCGGATAGGCCGTCAATAAAATTTGCAATGATTGCAAATTTCAGAGACTACGGTCAAAAAGCTTTTTTCCTTTACTTTTCACTTTTCCGGCACAAACAATACCAGCCCATGAAGTTCCACAGCCTTTTCATGCTTTTTACGCTCCGTGGCCCTCCCCGCCCTGTTTTTCAGCTTGTCCCCCAGGCAATCCGCGAACGGTCGGATGCGCGAGGACGGGAACGCATCATTTCCCGCGTCTGAAATAAATGGCTTTCACCATCAGGCGCAATCTCCGCATTTCCTTTTTCTGTTGCCTTCGCCGGATTGCCCCCTCGTCAGGAAGGGAACGGCAAACCGTAACTATAAACAAAAAGATAGAGATGACAGTTCAAACCTTACCGGCAACTGTGCCGGACAGCGCTTCTGCGGCCCTGCGCGTCGTCATGAAGCCCGTGGAATCCATTCACCCCTACGAAAACAACCCCCGCCACAACGACAGCGCGGTTCCCTGCGTCAAAAACTCAATTCAGGAGTTTGGCTTCAAGGTTCCGATTATCGTCGATGAAGCCGGAAGCATTGTCTGCGGCCACACGAGGTACAAGGCGGCCCTGGAATTGGGCATGAGCCATGTGCCTTGCATTGTCGCTTCGGATTTGACCCCAAAGCAGATTCAGGCGTTCCGCCTTGTCGATAACAAGGTGTCGGAGTTTTCAAGCTGGGATTTTTCCAAACTTGAAATTGAGATAGGGGAGCTGGATGCCGAATTTAATCTTGATGACTTCGGTTTTTTCTCCGATTCAGAGCGGGCGGGAAGCTCGCCGGCGGATGCGGGCAGTGCCGCAGAAATGCAGGATGATACTGCGAGGGATGACCGGAATATCTATACAGGACGCATCATTACTCCGGTTTATGAAATTACCGGGGATTGTCCAAAAACCGAAGAGCTGGTTGACCGCACCAGAGCGGAATCCCTGCTGGAAGAGATTGACCGGACCCCAGGGCTTCCGGATGCCGTGCGTGACTTTTTGCGTATTGCCGCCATGCGGCACTATGTCCTGCATTTCGACAGGATAGCCGAGTTTTACGCCCATGCGGTCCCTCCTGTGCAGCGGCTCATGGAAAACTCCTGTCTGGTCATTATTGATTATGACCGCGCCATTGAACTTGGATATGTGCAAATGGCACGTGCCCTGGCCGATGAATATGACCGAGAATACCCGGAAGGGGAAGAACAGGAAGGAGGCGGCGAATCATGATGCGGCACTCTGATTTCTGCGTCCTGATTATTTCCCATGGACGGGCCGGGAGGGTGAAAACCCTGAACGCGCTTGAGCGTTTTGGCTACAGCGGCCCCTGGTACATCATTATCGACAATGAGGATTCACAGGCCGGAGACTACCTTAATTGCTACGGGAGTGACCACGTTGTTGTTTTTGATAAACCCCTTGAGGCATCCAGGCTGGACATAGCGGATAATTTTACAGGCCGTCTTGGGCGCAAAAGTACCGTGTACGTACGCAATGCGAGCTTTGACATTGCCCGCCGCTTGGGATTCCGGTATTTCATGGTGCTGGACGACGATTACGACTATTTCCGTTTCGTATTGGACAGTAACCGCCGCTATACTTGCCGGCGCTGTACCTGTCTGGACACAATTCTTGACATCTGCCTCGATTACTTCACCCGTACACCGGCCCTTGCCACCATAGCGTGGCTTCAAGGCGGCGACCTGCTGGGAGGGGCCAACTCCAACAGCCTTTTCAGCATCCGGCGAAAAGCCATGAACAGTTTTATCTGTGACACGGAACGCCCCTTTTCTTTCATGGGCCGGTTTAATGAAGACGTGAACACCTACATCACCCACGGAAACCGGGGAGTGGTCATGTTCTCGATTACGGAACTGGCACTTAACCAGGCCAGCACCCAGCAGACGACGGGAGGGATGACGGAAGCCTACCAGGAAAACGGAACCTACGTGAAATCGTTTTACAGTGTCATGCATATGCCGTCTGCGGTGAAAATCCGGACAATGGGCGAACATTACCGAAGAATCCACCATGCTATTACATGGAATAATTGTGTGCCGAAAATCATTCGTCCGGAGTATCGGAAACCGGATATTGTGCGAGGTGACAGAAGAAAACGCGGCAGGAGCCGAAAAAAATTGCTTGCAATTCCGGCCCCTTAATAGGATATTGCGATTGTTACCCGCCCAACGGGAACCCGACAACAACCAATAATAGCTGCTATCCAGAAAAGACAAGCCCCCGGCCCCTTCCTGCATCCCACCCGCGTATCGGATTGCCTGTCATGCGTACCGCAGGAAACCGGGGGCTTGTTTTCTTTCCCCCTTCTGGGTATAACGGCGGCGTTATGATTGCCTTGAACACTCCTATTGCCACCATACCGGGGCGCCGGTACTGCATCACCACAGTATCTTCCGTCCAGGTGATTGCCGTCATTGACGACGAAGAGTTTGATTTGCTGGGGGGCCTTCCCATCACTGGCCAGGCGCAATTTGTCGCTCCCACGGACCACATTGAGGTGCGTGACGCGTCAGCCCCGGAAGAAGGGGCGGCGGCCAGCGCGTCGGAATCATCCCCGGAAACGTCAAGCGTCATGTTTGACGGCTCCGCGACACCTCTTGCCGGAGACGCGGCTTCCGTGTCCGGGAGTATCGTCGAAATTGTACGCAGTTGACAAGCTACCCCGGATTTGGCAGGATGCTCCCTGCATGCGCGACGCGCTTCAAAGGCGTGGATTGAGGCGATAAGGGCATGCTTTCGCAGGGTGTATGTGTGGGAGACGTAATGAGCTCTCCCCTTCCCCTGCGGCAAACGGGAACAACAAAAAAGGGGATGCCCTTCCTTTTTTCCAGGATGGCCGCAGTTTTTCCGCTGTGGGGAAAGAAGGAAGGGTATTTTTCCGCCTCCAATTTTTCTTTTTATTCTTTGTGCCTGATGCAGATTCCTCCCCCCCCGATAAGTGCCGAATGCACTGTATTATTCCTTTGAAAGCACGCTCCATGCGCTGCCCAAGAAAAAATTTCAGAACCTGCAACCCGTATCTTTCCGGAGACCTGATTCCGCTGTGGGAAGTGTCGGCCAGGTACGTCAGGGGCGAGGGATGGGAACCAGTTATTTCCTGTGATAGTCCGGAATTGTTGCATGATATTTCCCGGCGCGGATATGAACGCACTGTTTTATGGCACCCTGACCCGGAATTCCCATATATGCAGGGCCACATCAGTCAGGTTGCCGCACAGATTAACGCCGGGGATTCCGACCTGCTTTGCGTAGTCCAGGCAACTTCCCCGGTAAGACGGCCCGGACTGCTTCGGGACATGCACGCCTTGATGTCATCCGATACCAATATTCAGGTGGCTTTTACGGGGGAACGCCTGAAAATTTGCGGCATCCTGAATGGCTCTCTTTTTGGGCAGGATGAAAGCCAGTCCGCCCGGCACTGGTATGACCATTATGACGGGGCGCTTCTCCTGCTGCGCTATGATACTCTGAAACGCTGCCCCCCCCGAACGGTCGTGCATCCAGGGCTGCTGTCCGGTCCCGGTGATAAAGTGGCCGTGTTTTACCAGACCCTGCCCTGGTCATTTCAAATCGACACGGAAGACGATTATTCCTTTTATCTGCAAATGCGGCGGCCTGATGCGGAAAAACAGTCAGCCTTCTGCAAACGGTCGAACCCGTATCGGGTATATACAAAAAGCGCAACCCCTGATGAATTGGCATGATTGTATTGGTAGGAAATGCCCAGGAATCTGAACACCGATTAAAAGACTGCTCCGCTTTTATCGACTCCGACAAGCCCCGGTTGGTGGTGAGGGTATCGAAAATGTGCAACTATGATTCCGGAAAAACCGGAACGCGCTGTGATTGGGTGTTCCTCAACCCTAATCCCATGTACTGGACTTTTCCGCCAGAGCGCCGCCATTGGAATGTGCTTGCCGGGGCCAGTAAAATCATCATCACCTATCCCCCTCCCGGAAGCCTGAAAGAAGGGCCTTGCATTCCTCCGTACTGGCAAAAGGAAGAATACCGGTTTCTGCACCAGCACCCTTTTCTGGAATATTTGCCGGAGGCGGTGTTCCGGGAAGGGATGGACCGGCGGCTGACGACGTTCGGATTTGCCCTGTGGGTGCTTTCGCGGCGTTTCCCGCATGAGCAGATAGCCCTGCATGGGTGCATTACCTCGCAGAATGCGTGGCGCCGTGTCCGCTGGTGCCCCTGGCACAATGGCGTTGGCGAGTTTGCCCTGTATGCCAATCTGTCCCGGAACGGTCGGATTTTCAGGCTGGACGGCGGCGAATTATGCTTTAATGAGGATTGAAACCATGCTAAGAATCCATGAGAATTTGCAATCATTGCAAATTTCAAAAATCATTTTTACACATGGAAATTGTAGATATTGCCGTAAAAGACCTGGTTCCTTACGATAAAAATCCGCGCCGTAATGATGAAGCGGCCGTCAAGGTGGCGGAATCCATTAAACAGTTCGGCTTTAAGATTCCTCTTGTGGTTGACCGCAATAATGTTGTTGTCTGCGGGCACACTCGTTTGAAAGCCGCAAAAAAGTTAAAGCTTAAAACTGTTCCCTGTATTCTCGCTGACGATTTGTCGGAAGACCAAATCAAGGCGTTCCGTCTGGTGGACAATCGGACGGCGGAAATCGCCGAATGGGATTTTGCCCTTCTGGAAGAGGAACTGGCGGATGTGCAGCTTGACATGACTGCCTTTGACTTCGACGACCTTTTGGCGGAAGAGGAAGCCGGAAGCGAAAACGGTCAGGCCCCAGTAGGAGCCGAAAGGGAGGAAGAAAGCGCATTACCCCCCCCCACAGAACGCGGGCAATACGTACACGCACCGAATCGTCACTCCGGTTTATGAAATTACCGGGGATTGCCCGGAAGTGTCTTCCCTGGTGGATAAAGGCAAAGCGGAAGCGCTGCTGGAATCTATTAACCAAGCCCAGGAACTCCCGGATGATGTGCGTGAGTTTTTACGCATCGCCGCCGCCAGGCATTATGTTTTGCATTTTGACCGCATCGCTGAATACTACGCCCACGCCCCAGCCCATATTCAGCAGCTCATGGAAGATTCCTGTCTGGTTATCATCGATTTTAACAAAGCTATTGAGCAGGGATATATCCGCATGTCCGAACGATTGGCTGCGCTGGCCGATATGGACGAACAAGGCGTACCGGAAGACGAAGGGGACGAATAACACAGGCCGCTCCGGTTTTTTACTGCAATAACTTTTCTTTTTTTATGCTGACGCATTCTGATTTTTGCACGTTTATTTTATCTCATGGACGGCCGAACAGTATCAAAACCCTGCACCCGTTGCTAGATACGGGAAACTACAGCGGCCCCTGGTACATCGTCATTGACAATGAGGACCCCACGGCGGAAACCTACTATCAGCTCTATGGACATGACCGGGTAATCATGTTTGACAAGGAGGCCGAAGCCCGCCGCCTGGATATTGCAGATAATTTCGTCCACATGAGCCGCAAGACTATTACCTATGCCCGTAATGCCTGTTATGGTATTGCCAAAAACTTGGGCTACACGTATTTTTGGCAGCTGGACGACGATTACTACCAATTCCGGTACGTGGTAAACTCGGCAGGAAAGTACGTGTACCACAGCATCCGCCACATGGACGAGGCGTTGAACGCGACCCTTGATTATTATAAAAGCGTTCCTTCCCTAACCCTATTGTCCTGGATGCAGGGCGGGGATTTACTGGGCGGCAATAACAGTCATTCTTTGGTTCGGGTTACACGGAAGGCCATGAACAGCTTTATTTGCTCTACCGAGCGCCCCATAAAGTTCCGTGGCCGGATGAACGAGGACGTAAACACCTATGTTTCCGAAGGCAACCGGGGAAAGCTCATTATGATGGCGAATCGTGCCGGCATTTTACAGACCCCCACCCAGAGCAGTGACGGAGGCATTACGGAACTTTATAAGGCTTGCGGCACGTACACCAAGTCGATGTACACCGTTATGCACATACCGTCAGCGGTTAAGGTGGGTATGATGCACAGCAGCAACCCCCGGATTCACCACACGATAAACTGGAACAACTGCGTTCCGAAAATTATCCGGCAGGAGCTTAAAAAATAGAGCTTTTCCGGGAAGAAAGACCCTTCAGCTATCGGCCCTGTCTGAATATTAGACCGGCAGGGCCGCAGTATATCTTTCTCTTTTTC